ATACTTTCGTACCCACTATGAAAAATATTAAAGTTAAACGCAGTATCCAAACTCATTGGGTTGGAAGTTACGTCTATATTAGACTCTGCGTACACTTGGATCATTTGGCCAGTTTTGTTATTTTTGTAGTATTTATCTTCTGTAAACATTCTTTCTTCCTCCATATCTGCTGATGCAGACTTTCTAAAACCAAAAGACTATGCAAGTGTTATATCATCACGCGCATAGTCTTTCTTTCCATCTAACATTATTACATTCCAAACGAGTAGGCGCGCTCCAGCGCAACCTCTAAAGCGAGACGACGTTCTGCTCTTGGTCGAAAATAATCCGGCATATCTTTAGCAAGGAGTTCATCCATGCCGTTAATAAAGAATTTACCAGAAACATCGTCATAGATGATAAATTCCCAATCCTCCTCTGTGTGAGCAAATGGGTTGATTTTGAGCCTTTCAAAGTTATCAAAATCATCATCATCTACTTGATGCAGGACAACACTATATCCTGCTTCAAGTAGCTTTTTATATCGCAGTTTAGACGCTCTGTATGAGCGTTCATCGCCATAGTAAGTACAATGTAACATATGACTTCCTCCTGCCTATCCTTACGATAGGTTTCTATTTTATCAACTACTTCTTTACCTTAAAAGATAAAAACTTTCTCTTTTCTTCAGCTCGTTCAATCAACAAGTTGTCTAGGAAATTAGTAACGTCACTAACCTCGCTAGGATAGAAGCTATAACGGATGATGGGGGTACTTTCTGCGTTATATGCAGTAAATAGCACCATTCCAGTTCCGTTATAGTTATCTTCTAAGTTGTAGTAAGAGAAGTTTTTTCTCTGACATAAGCGATAGACAAGGTCTATCTGTTCTTTCCGCTCCATTTCTTCCTCCTTTTAATGAGCAGGTGCAGGAAACCAAAGCTCTCTGATTTCCTGTACTCTTTCAAAAGTACCTCTACGGTCAATTAACGTATCTACGAGATAGTCAGAACCGTAAACCTCTTTGTAGGCTTTGAACATTCTCTCCTCAATCTGATTGATTTGAGATTGCTGCTCTTCTACAATTTGGTTATTAAGGCTGGAAAGATATTTGTCATATTCTTTCCGGAAGATAGCACTCAGACGCGCGTGGTCTGAAAGATACCATTCAAGAGCGTAGTCCCGATAGTTCTTTTTTAGCCACTTAGCTTTTTCTAAATCTGTCATAGCCATATCATTACCTCCTTAATGGCGTACATAGTCCAGAATAGACAATGAGATAGCCATGATTGAGAAAGGAATGATTAGAACTACGATAGATAGCAGTCTAAATACTTTTTTGTTTTGAAGCATTCTACGGATCACCATAAAGACGATTAACCCAAAGAACACGTTAGTCATCACTTGCACCATTGAATGATAGTACAAGGTTTGTAATTGAATATAGTCCATTTTAACTTCCTCCATATCCGTATTTACGGACTTCCTTTAATCAAACAGATAGTCTTTCTCTCTAAATGAGTAGTAAGTATCTCTACCTACTACAACATGGTCTAACAATACAATGTCAAACAGTTTGCAGCACTCCATAAGATCTCTAGTGAAATCTCTATCATTTCCACTTGGAGCAACAGAACCAGACGGATGATTGTGCGCCACAATGATAGAGGACGCATTGCATCTTACTGCATACCGTAGAATGTCTGACGGCGATGCGATTGAGCGATTATTGGTTCCGATGGAAATAACACGTTCGTCCACAATTTGATTATGATAGTTCAGATAAATCGCCATAAGATGCTCTTGCTCCTTGTGGCCAATCTGATCAATTAGTTTCTTACCTAAATATTGGCTACTGAAAACTGATTCTCTCTCTGACTTCTTAACCAATGAGCGTTTTAGGACTTCAGCCATCGAAACAAGTGCTACTGCCTCCTGTTCTTCAAGACCAAGTCCCATGAACTCTGGTACAGAAACAGTATCTATGCGAGAAAAGAAGGTTTTATCCTCGACAATTTCCCTGGCAAGATCATGTGTTTCTGTTAAACGTCCGTGTGTTACTGCATTTAGCATAGTGATAAGCAATTCTGTATCACTCATACTGTCTACTGCTTGAATATTTTTTGTGTATTCTGTTTCTTTCATTTTTCTTCCTCCTACCTATCCTTCTGACTGATAGGTTTCTCTCTTTATAAAACCAAAAGACTATGCGCGTGATGATATAACACTTGCATAGTCTTTCTTTCCATATACTAATTTAATTACTTACCACTTGCTTTATCGCGAACGAATGCACTCATTTCGCTAATAGCCTGCTTGTGTTCCATTGCTTGCCATTCTGCGAGTTGTTCATCAGTAGCACCAAAAAGTTTGGCACTCTCTAAACCACTCTGAAAGACAGCGCTCATGTCACGTTTAGGCGCTTGTGGGATAGTAACTGTTTCTGTTTCCTTTGATTCAGTCACAGATTCCTCTGCTTGTACTTGTCCTTCTGGTGAAGGAGGACAAGTTTGATGCGTTGATTGTACAGTAGATGTTTGTGTTTCCACTTGTTCTACTGGTTTTGTTTCAACAGGTTTTTCAGCAGTTTGTTCTGCAACTGGTTCAACTGACTTACTTGGCTCTGGCTTTGGTTGGTGCTCTACTGTTTTTTGTGTAGATGCAACTGGCTTACTAGTCCCTTGTTTAGTAGCGAATTGCTGTTTAGCTTGCTGACGTGTTTGTTGATTGCTTTTGTAGTTATTGTAGTTAGATGAGTCATTCATCGTTGCTACGTGAGCGTCATCATCGTCATCTCCTTCAATCCCTAGTAGTTGGCACGCGCCATAACGACGTAAGTAAGTCATTACTGATCCTGCCTGTTTCGCATCATTCATGTTATAGAATAATGGAATGCTTTCATAAGAGATTGAAGCACCAGACTTATGACTGAGGGTGCTTACGATAGTCACCATAGGAGCGTTACTGCTCAAAGAGTAGTTAGGCTTCTGACTAAAGAAGATACCCTCAGCATTCAATGCTGGTACTGTTGCAGCTAACACATCGCTAAGTTTAGCAAAGTTGTAGCTATAATTTCCACCAGATTTGGTAGGAATATTAGCTTTACCACTTTTCTTCACTTGATCAAAGTTCGCTTGCGCACGTGCTAGAGCCTCAAATAACTCCGAATTATCAATAGGTTTATTGATATCTTCAAGTTTATTTTTCACCTGAAGAGCCACTTCTGCGTCGATAAGACGTTGAAGTAAATCAGTGTTTTCAAAGTTTGTATTAGTATTGTTCATAATCTTTTTCCTCCTGCCTATCCTTCTGACTTGATAGGTTTCAATTTTAATTATTTTCTAGTAATTCGTCGAGCGTGATAGCTCTTTCCAATTTCTTGTGAGTTAGGCAAAAATCACAATGACCACAACCATCTGGTGTAGCACTTTCAAGGAACACTTCGCGAATAAGTTCAGCGTGTGCTTCAAATTGTTCTCTGCCCACTTCAAGAATATCGTCTGTCATAGCAAGGATTTCCTTGTCTGGTACTCCCTCTTTACTTACTGCCACAATATACGGTGTAAATTCATACCCATATTGTTGTTCTAGTAACTGCTTATATACGTACATCTGCATGTGATAGCTATATTCTACAATGTTGTAGATAGCTTGCTTTGTGTACGTTTTAAGAGTAGGTGAGTACGTTTCTTTCCGAATGGATTCCATTGTCTTTAAATCGACAAAATATCCTTTGGAAATATTCAGACTGTCAACCTTTGCTTTGAAAGGGATACCTGCCAACACACCTGTAAGGATAGCTTCTTTAACTACAACATCGTCCTCTGATCCATGATAAATGGCATTAAACAATTCATCTTTCTCTAAGGATTTAATCATAGTGTCAGCTATCCTAAAGGAAGTTTTCAACTGCCCTTTGGTTGCTCCTCTGGTAGAAATCAACTCTGAGCCATTTTCTTCTAAGAATTTGGCATGAGCTTCTTCACTCTCAAAATAAGAGTGAACATAGTTTCCCAGCAAAAGTGCATCCGTAGACTTTTTCCCTTTCCAGAACCCAAGGTCAATAGCTTGCTGCCTTAACGGACAAGCTATATACTCCTTGAACCTACTATTAGACATATAGAATACATCATCATAGTAGTTTTTCTCCGTTAATATTGGTAGTTCCATTTCCATAAAACTACCTCCATTATTGGTACTTGACTACGAAAGTAACATCCTCAAGGAAGTCCTCTAATGCGCGTGTTGACGCATTAGTATTGACAAGTAGGTCAAGTTGACCTTGTGACAAACTTTTGGCATTATCACTTTTGATTAAAGCGATTTTTTGACGAATTTCTTTTACTAGATTATTTCTCATTTCTTTCCTCCACTGATAAATAAAGAGACAGGGTTAAGTGTCCTATCTCTTTATTTATTTTTCCTTAAATTTACTAAGTTATTTTTAGAATGGTAAATCTTCATCAGCAAAAGGATTTTCCCCTGCAAATGATTCAAAACCATTGTTCGCTTGACCTTGGTTATTGTCACGCTTCTCCAAGTTGTTAAAGTGTTGAACAAGTACCTCGGTCACGTAGACACGTCTCCCTTGCTGGTCATCGTAGGAGCGAGTACGTAACTCACCCTCAACTTGCACTAATGAGCCTTTATTAATCCAGCTCGAGAAGCGCTCTGCTTGCTCTCCCCAGATTACAAGGCGGATAAAATCTGCCTCACGTTCACCATTAGCGCTCTTGTATGAGCGATTGACTGCAAGCGACACTTGACCAACAGCCTTTTGGTTTACACCTTGCGTGTAGCGTAAATCAACGTCAGACGTAGTACGTCCGATCAAAATAACTTTATTAAACATATGTTTTCCTCCTCGCCTATCTTTAGGCTTTTAAAATAAATAAATTAACAACAGAACACTTTTTAAAGTGTACTTAACAACTGCTCGAACTCTTCTGGGTTCATCAAGTCGTCATCGTCTTTCCGTGGTTGAAAAGGCACGATCTTGGATACTGGTTTCTTTTTCGCATCTAAACGGTAACGATGTCCGTTTGGCAACCAACCTAGCTTGTAATCCAATCTAGGAAGGTTTGCTCTACCCTTGATGCTATCGTTTGAAACCCCAATTTTAAAATCAGGATCTTCAGAAGATAGCTTATCCATAGATAGTTTGGCACTTGCCCACTCACTAGGAGTAAGCTCCCCAATGTTATCCCAGAAAAACTTGCGTTGAGCAGTTTTCTGTTGTTTACGAGCACTTGCATAAGCACGCGCTGTTCTAAATTTATTGAACATTTTTCCTCCTTGCCCTTCTGGGCTTCTTTTTGTTCTTCCATGAGAT